GAGGTAAACCATCTTTTAAGCTTTATGCAGATTGCAAACTCTATGGGGCCAATGGGGCAATCAATTATTAATGTGCAAGAAAGTGTTTCTTTTATTGCCGAGAAGATGGGAATTGACCAGCGTGTGCTTAATACGCCGGAAGAACAGCAAATGATGATGCAACAAATGCAGCAAGCTATGATAGAACAGCAGCAGCCTATGCCCACTGATGAAACAGTAGCAGAGGCCATGCAATGAACTCGCCAGACGGTTGGGAAGGAATAAGTCAAGCGTTTGTCGAACCGCCAAAGGCGGATGATCTGGACATTCTTTATGGACGGGTCTTTAAATCTGAGGAAGGTCAGAAGGTGTTACATCACCTGAGACAGATAACCATTGAACAACCATCTTGGTATCCAGGCGAGGATCCCAGTCACGGCTTTGTGAGAACAGGCATGACTGAGCTTGTGCGCCTGATTGAGCGCAGGGTGGGAAGGAGTAATAATGTCTGAACAAGCTGAAGTAATCGAAGCATCTGAAGATGCGCCCTTGGTAAGCTTTGAAAAGCCAGAAGAACAGCCCCAAGAGCAAGAGCAACCCTTTGAGCTACGCCCTGAAGAGAACGCAGAGAATGAAGCTGAAAATGATGAACCCTTGGAGCGTCCTGATTTTTATCCCGAAAAGTTTTGGGATGATGATGGCCCTGATGTTGAGAACTTGGCAAAGAGTTATTCGGAGCTTGAAAAAGCATTTAAGGCTGGCAAACACAAAGCGCCAAAGGACGGCTACGAAACTTCGGATCTTGTGGATAAGGGTCTTGACCTGGAAGATCCTAGCGTTGTGGCGTTTCAAGACTGGTCTGAAAAATATGGGATTTCGCAACAAGCGTTTGAAGAGCTTGCGGGTCAAGTCTTGGAGTTTTCGCAAACCGGCGAAGAAGCCATAGAGTATGATCGTAAACAGGAAATGACCAAGCTTGGTGAGCGCGGTCAAGAAAAGATTGCGTATCTTGAGCGCCACATTACCCGCGCGTCATTGACGAATACAGAGCGGGAAGCTTTGGCATACAGCCTCAATAGCGCTGATGCGATCAATGCGATGACCAAGTTTATTCAGGGTTATACGAATGAAGGCATACCGACCACGCCGGTTGTAGACACGCCGGAAATGACAAGAGAAGACCTTGCATCAGCAATTGCGGATCCTCGTTGGCAGACTGACGCCGCTTGGCGCACAAAGCTAGAGAAACAATGGGCCGCAGCAAATAACTAGATTTTGTTGCAATCACTACATTTTGCGTGTATATGCACATTAAGGGCTAACCGCTGCGCGGCCCCTTGATGTGGTAAACCACTGGTGGGCGCGACCACTTTCGCGCAAGCGACTGCCCGATTACATCGGCTAACAGTAAGCGTTTTGAGTTGAAACCTAATAGGAGGCTTCTGCTATGGCGCAGAGTATTACTAATGCCTTTGTAACCCTTTTCGATGAAGAGGTAAAACAGGCATACCAAGGCGAGGCATTGCTTCGCGGCACAATGCGGACACGCACAGGTGTTCAGGGTAACACAGTAAAGTTCCCAAAAATTGGCAAAGGCGTTGCAACAGTTCGTGTTCCACAAACTGACGTAACCCCATTAAACGTAACCTATAGCCAGGTTACTGCAACAATGTCAGATTATATCGCAGCAGAATATTCTGATATTTTCCATCAATCACACGTTAACTTTGATGAGCGCCGTGAATTGGTGCAAGTTGTTTCAAAGGCGATTGCTCGTCGTATGGATCAGCTTTGTATCGATGCGCTTAATGCGGCATCTTCGCCTTCAACAGTTGCGACAGGTGTTGGCGGATCTACCACAAACATGAACATCGAAAAACTTCGTGCGGCTGCAAAAGCGCTGAACGATAAAAACGTACCGGCTGAAGGTCGTCAATTGTTGATGCACTCTTCCCAGCTTGATGCGTTGCTCGGTGAAACAGAGGTTACTTCAAGCGACTTTGCTTCCGTAAAAGCACTTGTTCGCGGTGAGATCTCTTCGTTCATGGGCTTCAACATAATCACAATGGGTGATCGTGATGAAGGCGGTGTTCCTAAGCCATCTACGCGCTCTTGCTTTGCCTGGCATCAGGACAGCATGGGTTATGCTGAAAGCATCTCTCAGAAGTCAGAAGTAAACTACATCCCAGAGAAAACATCGTTCCTCGTAAGTTCAATGTTCTCAGCGGGTGCGGTTGCAATTGACGATGAGGGCATCGTAAAAATTAGCTGTACAGAGTAAGGAGACTGATGAATGGCTTATTCTAGCACTGGTTTTGGAACTGGGGGGCCATCTAAAAAAGGCAATTCCCCTGTTATCTACACATACCAAACCGCTGATACGATTGCGGATGTAAACACAGAAGGTTATTTCAACGACCTGTCAGACACTCTGGCGGTTGGAGATTTGATTTATGTTGTGTCATCTACCGGCGGCACAAGGGTCAGCACACTGACACAGGTGTTGACAAATGCGAGTGGTGTTGTTGACGTTGCTAACGGCACAACATTGGCTGCAACAGACGGTGATTAATTTCTCCTCGGGGGGCTGGGCGACTAGCCCCTCTTAAACTCTTGGAGGGCTATAATGGCAACTGGCGATACTGATGTAACAATTTGCTCTGATGCCCTTGTTCTTCTTGGTGCTTCTGCAATTACATCTTTAACAGATGGAAGCGATACAGCGGACGCATGTAATCGACTTTATCCAGATCTTAAAAACCACCTATTAACGGTTTATCCTTGGAGTTGGAGCCTTAAAAAAGTCCAGCTAAGTAAAGATGGCACAGATCCGGTTAATGAGTGGGATAATGCTTTTAACTTCCCAGCCGATCTTATCGGAAGCCCGATTGCTGTTTTCGATAGTAGTGCAAGCGGTGTGCGGCCAAGACGGTACGGATGGGAAATATATGGCACTCAGCTATTCACTAACCTAGATACTGTTTATATCGACTATCAAGCAACCGTTACTGAGGCTAATATGCCCGCTTACTTTATTCGGTTCTTGCGTGTGGCCTTGGCCTCAGAGATTGCGATTGCTGTAACAGATCAAGCATCAAAGGCAGATTATTTCCGCGCTCAAGCATATGGTTCGCCTGGTGCGTCTGGTCGTGGTGGCATATTGCGTGAGGCCATGAACATTGATGGCCGCGGACAAAGCACGCAAATTGTGGAGGACTATACTCTTATTCAGGCGAGGGGCTGATGCGCATTAATCAATATCAGTCTAACTTCTCAGTAGGAGAAATAGATCCGTTATTGCGTGGTCGCACTGATCTTCAGCAATATCAGAATGCTTTGGAAGAAGCGACAAACGTAGTCGTGCAACCTCAAGGCGGCATTAGCCGTCGGGATGGGTTAGAATTTATTTTTAACTTCGGATCAACTTTTACAGCATTTAAGGTTATTCCTTTTGAGTTTAGCGTAAACGACAGCTATTTATTGGTTTTTGTTGTTGGCCGAATTTATGTTTTTAAAAACAGCATACGCCAGTATATTGGCACTGTTGGATATATTGCGGCCTCGGACATTACAGCGGCAATGCTTGATGAGCTTGAATATACGCAAGCTGTGGATACCCTAATTCTTTGCCATGAGGATCTTCAGACAAAACGTCTTGTGCGCAATTCTGATACATCTTGGACGCTTGAGAACCTGCCTATTACAAATACTCCGCAATATGCTTATGGGCTTGATGAGCATTCACCTAACTTTACGATTACGCCCAGCGCAACAACTGGCAATATCACAATCACTGCATCAAGCGTAACAACCGATAGCGGAACTGCGCAAGCTGGTGGGGCAAGCACGATAACCTTAAAATCCAGCACAAACTATTCTTCCGATGATGATCCCAATGGTATGTGGGTAACGCTGACATCTGGCACTGGATCCGGCCAAGAAAGATATATTTCTGACTATGTTGCTTCAACAAAAGTGGCGACTGTTTATCCCGCCTGGACAACACAGCCAGATAACACAACCCATTATAAGGTTGCAGCGTTTGCGGCGTCTGCGGCCAATAACTTTGCTCAAGTTGAAAACACTTTTGGCCGTGTAAAGTACATTGAATATGTCAGCGATACTGTAATGAATGCTGTTGTTGAGGTTCCATTCTTTGATACAAGTGGCGTTGTTGCGGGTAATTGGATTGGCGAATTTGGGTATGAGGATGTTTGGTCAAGCACTAGAGGCTGGCCAAGATCGGCAACATTCCATGAGGGCCGATTATATTTTGGCGGATCTAAGTCCAGGCCCAATACAGTTTGGGGTTCCCGTGTTATTGATTACTTTAACTTTGACTCTCATACTGGACTTGATGATGAGGCTGTCGAAACAACGATCAACACAAACCAACTGAATGCGATTGTAAATATCGTATCTGGTGCGGATCTGCGCATTTTCTCAACAGGCGGTGAGTTTATTGTTGTTCAATCAGAGGACACGCCAATCACGCCAAGTAACTTTTTGGTGCGGCCACAAACCCGACTTGGATCAAAGGCCGGTGTGCCGATTGAAGATTTAAACGGGGCAACGATCTTTGTGCAACGTCAAGGCAAATCTATCAACGCCTTTCAGTTTGGAAACGATACCCGCTCCTATCAAGTGCAGAATATTTCTTTGCTATCATCTCATCTACTGAATACTCCGGTTGATATTGCTGTAAGAAGATCATCGTCAACAGATGAAGCAGATCGGCTGTTTGTTGTGAATAGTGGTGATGGATCTATGGCAGTGTATTCTATTCTTACCGGACAGAATGTCATTGCGCCTAGCAAGTTTACAACTGATGGTGAATTTATAGCTGTAGCTGTAGAGTTAAGCACGGTTTATGCTATTGTTAAAAGAACGATAAATTCAGCAAATGTTTATTATTTGGAATCGTTTAACTCAAGCTTTACATTAGATAGCGCTGTAAGCGGCGGGGCAATAACAACTGTTCAATTGCCTCATTTGCGAGGCGAAACAGTAAATATAATTAGAGATGGTATTTCGGAAAGCGCAAAAACCGTTAGTTTAGATTCCAAGCAAATAGTCTTTCAAGTAGAAAATGACAGTGTATCAGGCACAGGGTTTCCATCTGTTTTAAATTTAAGAGCGACCTTTACCGGAACAGATTCGTCTGGTTCTGCTTTAGTTGAGATAGTAAATTTCAACGACACAAACACAACATCTTGGACTACAAGCGGAAGTTTTAAAACTGTTAGCTCAATAGCAATAAGCAATACAAGCGGAACGCCTCAAGCAGTAACAGGCTTTACTATAAACATTGGCATATCTGGCGATAATGATGCGATATTTGTGAACATTCCTGATACAATTGGCCCGACCATTGATTTAAATGGGGTTGCTGTTCAAAGCGGTGTTGCTGCTTTTGGTAGCATAACCCTAGATACATCAGCAACATCCAGCCATCAGGTCGGCCTAAACTATACTGTTCAAGCAAAAACAATGCCAACTGAACCAACATTATCGTCTGGGTCTATTCACGGCATGAAAAAAAGAATTGTTCAGGTTGACGCTCTTGTAGACAAAACCAAAGATCTAAAGATTAATGGCAAGACAATTGCATTTGATACTGAGGGCGGATCATCCGTGATTGCTGAATATACCGGATTAAAAACCGCGCATGGTTTGCTGGGATATGCTAACACTGGACAAATAACATTAACACAAACGGATCCTTTGCCGATGACGGTTTTGGGTTTGGAATATAAATTAAGCACGGGGTCTTGATATGGCGGCAGT